GGCCATGATCTAAAGGCACACGCTGAAGAATTGATCGACCTCATGAGTCAGCCTGGGTTGGCAAGGGACTATGCTCTCGCTTTCTTGTCTGATGTAAACTGGCGTGAAATCGCCAAGCACATTATCGAAGAATATGCAGAGGAGAATGCAGAATGAGTGACCCTTATTGGCCATTCCCAACTCAACCCATGAAACCCTATCAAGAACCCAAGGGTTTTATCCCTTATCCATCAGACGCTGAGGAGTCACCAATATGAATTATCCTTTTTCACGCATGAGAGACATTGCCCAGGAAATAGAAGACGCTGCTGCATTTTTTGCAAGGGTCTATGGCAATGGATTGACCCACAATGGTAGTTTTTTTGGGTCTGGTCTGGTTGATCTAGCCCCTGAAATTGTCGAATTCATAGAATTAGACACTGATGAATGGGAGCAGAAGGTTAAACTACACGCAATGTCTCAGGCATTGGCACACATTCCCGAAGAATAACTGGAGATTCAAGAATGAACGCATTGAATACTGTAATTTTCGAATGGACTCCGCCATACCTCAATGCACCCGTTGACGTGACTATTGCGTTCGACTATGTGCACCGCTATGATGGATTGACTGGGGCAGAGTACGAGGAACCAGACCCTTATGTTGAAGCCGTTTACGTTGGAAACGTTGACATTATGCCCATAATGGATCATCTTTATATCGAAGTGGCACTAGCTGCCTACCTTAAACACATTGAAAGAGAGAAAAATGAGCAATATTGAAGAGAAGGAGTTTTACATACAACTGCCAGGGGATCGATCATTGAGTATCGGTGCTGATGGTATCGGGTTGTGCCTGTCTTTTCACTTTCGGAGCGGCCATGTTATGGTTTCAATGGATCGAGATAAGGCATTCGAAGTATTGGAAGCTATTCAAAGCATATTAACACCTGAATGGGACTAAAATGAGCAACACTGAGCGCACAATCTGGCTTTTGGGGTCAATCGCTGCCGTAGCCCTGTCCGGGGTCATAGGATATCGATTGAGTACCCATTTCAACGATATTGAGAACCAGGGAGCACAGTCTAGGTGCTATTCAACCAAGCACTCCGATGCCTATGTTGCCAAGGTTGGCCCGGAAGACTTTGTGTGCTTCCGAGAAGACTATCATAGGAAGAAAATCACTAAATCCCTGATTGTCTTACCAGATAGGCCACTAGAATAGCCCTAGAAGGCCATTAAACGGGCCCAGGAGCGATTATTTTGAGGTGGTTAAGGGGTGGGTAGCCACAACACCTAAAAACGGCTAGAATCGAGGATTTTGAGGAGACACTATGCGTTGTCAATGCTGTAATGAAATTTTAACTGATTTTGAATCAACCAGGAGGATAAGACACACCAGCGTGTATTTTGACCTTTGTAACCCATGTTTTGTGTCAATTGACACCCATCTACCGGTCTCAGAACGTAAAGACCTTGCTACTGTAGGGGACTTTGATGACCATCTGAGCACTGAAGGGACAGAAGACGTACTATATAATAACTATAGAGTACTTAAAAGCATAGAAGACATCAATGATTAATAAATCATTAATGTTTATTGTCTTAAATTAACTTTAAAGATAAGGGGTACATCATGGAAAACGAAAGCACCGATGAATTGATGCAATTGATTGAAGAATCATGGTATTGGTCAACGATCAATGATATTGTCGATATTTTCGATAAATACGGAATGGATAACGTTCTTGCAGACGTGGGTAACATGAAAATTCAAAGGGAGGAAGCTAAGGGTAATAAATTAGAGGAAGACATCTAATGTTGTTGTCTTTCTTTGTTTTTGTCTTAACCATCATTAAACTGTCACTTAAGTGACACTGGAGTTAACGTGAGAGTTCTTGTAGCTTGTGAGTATTCTGGAAGGGTCAGGGATGCTTTTTTAAAACGAGGGCATTATGCGATGTCTTGTGACCTGCTGCCGTGTGAATCCGGGCAATCTGGGGATCACTATCAAGGGGATGTAACGGACATTCTGGATCACGGATGGGATCTAATGATTGCACACCCTCCTTGTACATATCTATCCAATGCAGGGGCTAGGCATTTATATCCTAAAGGTATTTTGAACAATGAACGACTCACTAAGGGTCTGGCAGCAAAAGAGTTTTTTATGCTCTTGTATAATGCCGATATACCCAGAATTGCTATAGAGAATCCGACACCTTCTAAAATTTTTGGGTTGCCTCAGTATTCCCAGACAATTCAACCTTATGAATTTGGACACCCCGTACAAAAACGTACTTGTTTATGGTTAAAAGGTTTACCAGCACTTATTCCAACACAAATTGTGGAAGAAAAACAAAGCACCAAAGTTCCAGGAAATTGGTTCAACAAGGGTGGAAAAGAGCGTCAGAAAGAAAGAGCAAGAACATTTGAAGGTATCGCCAACGCAATGGCAGAACAATGGAGTAACTTATGAAAGTCATCATGGAATACACATTGCCAGAGGAATCTTTCCTGCTGAAATGTGCTGAGGAAGCGGTGAGCAACAGAATGCTCCTAGAATCGATTAAAAGCACCCTACAATCGCATGAAAACTATGGGGTAGGGGCTGAGATCTGCCTGCAAGAAATAAAGGCTCAAATGAGGGGTTTTAAATGAATGTTTCCACCAGCGACATGATGCAACAATGTGTCGCAAAACCTTAGGAAAAACGACATGAGCATCACAGCAATGAAACAGGCGTTGGAGGCGTTGGAATTTGTTTGCATGGAGTGTGATGAATGGACAGAAGATCACATTACTCCAGCAATGAAATCCCTACGCCAAGCCATAGAGCAGGCTGAGAAGCAAGAGCCTAATTGTGTAGTCATTGTTGAAGTGTTTAAAAAAGACTGGAGGCTTGAATATATGTCGCTTCCTGTTGGCAGGCACAAACTTTACGCTCAACAATATCTCTACACCACCCCACAACCACAGCGTGAATGGGTTGGGCTGACGGATGCTGAGATTGAAGAATTTGATTATGATTTTCGTGATCTTGTGATGGATATTGAAAAACTACTTATGGAGCGTAATTCATGATCCACGATACAACCTCAGAATTCGTTAGGCACATCGCCTGTGAACACTGCGGCTCCTCTGATGCCAATGCTCTCTACTCAGATGGGCACACCTACTGCTTTTCCTGTGGGGTGATAGAATCTGAATCCTCGCATGAGGATCGAGAGCGAGGGAAAGAAGAAATTAACCGAGCAAATGCTATGAAAACTGAAGGCGAAGTTAAACCGATTCCAGACCGAGGGATCACCAGGGACACCTGCGAGCACTACAAGGTCACTCAGACAGGCCAGAAGCATATCTATCCATATGCTGATGAGACTGGCGCTTATGTGGCCTCCAAGGTACGTACAGTGGCTAACAAGACCTTCTCGGTGGAGGGACATTGGGGTAAATCTACCTTGTTCGGTCAATCTCTGTTCCACAAAGGGGGCAAGTACGTCACGCTGGTGGAAGGTGAACTGGACGCACTAGCGGCCTTCCAGATGCTGGGCAGCAAGTGGCCTGTGGTGTCTATCAAGAACGGTGCTCAGAGCGCCTTGAAGGACTGTAAGGCTAACTTTGAATGGCTGGATTCTTTCGAGTCTGTGGTGATCTGCTTTGATGCTGATGAACCTGGGAAGAAGGCCGCAGAGGAGGTAGCTGAACTGTTCGGGGCCAAGGCCAAGATTGTTAAACATATTCAAGATTGTAAGGATGCCTGTGACTATCTTAAATCTGGTGAAACGAAGTCTTTTGTCGATTCTTGGTGGAAGGCTGAGACGTATGTCCCTGACGGAATTGTTGCTGCCTCGTCACTCTGGGATGAAGTAAGCAAACCAGAGCAACCTGCGGAGGCTCTGTATCCCTTCAAGGGACTGAACTCTCTGCTGTATGGGTTCCGTCCTGCTGAACTCGTTACAGTCACCGCAGGCTCTGGGTTGGGTAAGAGTCAGTTCTTGCGAGAGATCCTCTACCATATTCTGAACACCACAAAGTGGAACATCGGCGGCATGTTCTTGGAGGAATCTGTGCGGAAGACTGCCAGGAGCATTATGAGCTTGAGAGCTAACAAGCTCCTGCACTTACCAGACACCAAAGTATCAACAGAGGAGTTACATGATGCTTTCCAGCATACTCTTGGGACTGATCGTATTTATCTTTTTGACCATTTCGGTAGCACTTCTGCTGACAACATTATTAATCGCATCCGGTACATGGCAAAGGCTTGTGATTGTAGGATTGTATTTCTCGATCATTTATCTATCATCATTTCTGGTCAAGATAACGGAGACGAGCGCAAGGCCATTGATGTAATGATGACACGCCTGCGGACACTCGTGCAGGAACTTAACATTACTTTGATTGTTGTGTCTCACCTCAAGCGTCCTAACGGCAACCAAGGCCACGAAGACGGGCAGGCAGTGTCTTTGAGTCAACTGCGAGGCTCAGGAGCCATTGCACAGCTCTCAGACGCTGTGATTACCCTGGAGCGTAACTCCATGAGTGCAGACGCTACTGAGAGGCATACCACCAAGGTAGCAGTGGCGAAGAACCGCTACAGCGGCCTCACTGGGCCTGCCTGTGACCTGCGCTATGATGTGGATACTGGTAGAATGTTTGAAGTTAAACTGGAGGATCTATGACACAAGCAGAGGCAGGTAAAGGCAGCAGTCCTCGTCCATTCAGTATCTCGGAAGAGGAATACGCACGTAGATGGGAGGCTATCTTTGGTAGGGAAGACGTAGAGAAGATCGTGGATGATGCTAAGAAGTATCTTGAAAGCACTAAGGAAAAGAAAGATGATTGAACACATCATTGTAGGAGCTACAGGGGTGGGCTACGCTATCGTAGGCACTCTTCAGTGGCTCAAGGGGGATCTACCTAATGGTATGATCTGGGTTGGTTACGCTTTTGCTCAGGTGGGGCTATGGATGAACCTAAAATGATGACACTCGATCAACTCGTAGGAAGAATGATGGATTTAGAATCCAAATATTATGAGTTACAATCGAAGTATCAGACTCTTATCCATCAATACGAAGAACTGAAGGCATCGCATGAAGATAGCACTGGACATAGAGACCGATCGGTCATTCAGTACGATCCATTTACTCGTCACAAAGCACCTTGAAACCGGAGAAGTTAAAGTATGGAAAAATCCAAATGGCCTAAACGACTATCTAAGCAAGGCTACACTCCTGATAGCTCATCATGGGATCGGATTCGATTTTTATCACTTGAACAGGTTATGGAAGACGAAGATCGGATTGAAGAGAACATACGACACATTAGTAGCAAGCAGGCTCTTAGAGCCAACGAGAGAGAGCGGACACAGCTTGGAAAGCTACGGAAAGCAGAGCGGTATTCCAAAGATTGACTATGCTGCTGTATGGTCTTGGATGATGGACAGACGAGAGGAGTATCCTGGTGAATGTTTTGATAAACCCATTGACAGTCTTTTGGTACATTATTGCAAGAGAGATGTTGACGTTTTGGAAAAAACGTATGAGTTTCTGACACAAGAGCTAGAGAAGAAGGGATTCTCTCCAGAGTCCCTGGAGCTAGAGCATCAAGTGGCAGCAATCATTGCTCAACAAGAGCGTAACGGATTCAAACTGGACACAATCCATGCAACCTGTTTACTTACTGACCTCAAAACAAAAATGGCTGAAATATATGAACAAATGCAAGAGAGATGGCCTCCAACAGTCTCCGAGCGGTTCTCAGAAAAGACGGGAAAGCGACTCAAAGACGAGATCATTACCTTCAATCCTGGATCACGAAAGCAAATCGGAGAAAAGCTGATTGAGCTTGGATGGAAGCCACAAAAGTTGACCCCAACAGGACAACCTTTGGTAGATGAGGACACTTTGAGGGGCGTTTTGTTCCCGGAAGGGCAAATAATTGCAGACTATTTTCTCTTGCAGAAGAGGATTGCTCAGATAGAATCTTGGTTAGAAGCTATGGGACCAGACGGACGAGTACACGGCAAGGTCATCACCAACGGGGCGGTGACAGGACGCATGACTCACTCTAAGCCTAACATGGCTCAGATTCCTAATGCTGGTAGCTTATATGGCCCTGAATGTAGACAATGTTGGACGGTAGAAGATGGTAATGTATTGGTTGGCTGTGACGCTAGCGGTCTTGAGCTACGTATGCTTGCTCACTTTATGAAGGATGAAGATTATGTACGAACTGTCACTGAGGGATCATCTAAAGATGGAACAGATGTTCACACAGTTAACCAACGAGCAGCGGGACTTGCTACACGAGATCTTGCAAAAACTTTTATCTATGCGTTCCTCTATGGCGCAGGAGATGCGAAGATTGGTTCTATCGTTGGAGGCAGTGCAAGAGATGGAGCTGCTCTCAAGGACAAGTTCCTCAAGCAAACCCCAGCCCTTGGAAGACTACTCGCAACAGTCGCTAAGCACGCTGAGAAGGGCTCTGTACCTGGGTTAGATGGACGCAGGATTTGGGTACGATCCGAGCACGCAGCCCTTAACAGTC